AGTTCTTGCCCTCCTATAGTAAAATATAATGAAAACAATTTAGCACTCCGGGCGCTTCTTTGCATGTCGTCCGGTTCTTTAGCACTCCATTTCTCTGAGTGCTAAGTGTATTGTACTCATCTCCGGGGCAAAAATCAAGTAGTTTGGGGCATTTTTTTGTTAAGTTTTTGTGTACGTTCCATTGAATCAACGTACTATCGCTATTTATTGTTCAAAAATGTATAAATAGCATCTTTTTATTCCCCGTTAATCCGTTCTTTTCCACCTCTCACAAAGTTTTAGCACTCTCCCACGTCAAAAAACAAAAGTCCCTGTCAGATTCGCTTTTGCAGCGTTTCTGGCAGGGGCCTTTGTCGTTTTGCTATTCTCTTCCCGTCCAACATCTACCATGCATTCTGCTGCTCGCAAAATATCATTCCCGGTCAGAGTCCAGCATTCTCATGCAACATTTACCCTCCATTTTGATTTCTCTCTGATTCAGCCTACAGGGCCGTCTGTCAATCCTATGGGGGTGTGCTGTTGCGTCGAGACTTCATTAAAATATCAATGCACGCTCTTTGCGTTCTTCTCCCGCAGCGTCTTGTACAGCTCGTCCGCCGCCAGCGCTTCCTGGGTAAAGGAGTTGTTCTCCCACCAGTTCACCAGCGCTGCCACTACAGTGATGAGCCCCGTCACCAGCTGTTCCAGCTGAGCGTTGTCAATAGGCAGCGGGCTCTTGCCAAAAGCACTCAGCAGCTGGTTGGCCAGTGCCAGAATCAGACACAGCGTGCGCACGATAGTGCCCGTCGAAATATTCTTCGTCATGGTCATTTTCCTCCATTTTGAAAAATTCTTAACTGTCCCGGATGGGCAGTTCCTTGATCTTGTTGTACAGTGCCGTCCCGGTGCCGTTGCCGCCCAGCTCATGGTAGCTTTCATAGATGTAGCCAACGTTCGTCAGCCCCTCCATATCCACCCATTCCTGTTTGAGGTAAAAATGGGAACTCTGGTACAGTCGGTCATGCAGCAGCGCCTTGATGGCCTTTTTCATGTTCTTCTGCTCTTTTACAGTGTCCCAGACGGTCTTCCCCAGCCACCCCAGCACAGCGGCCAGCCCGCTGAATGCCAGTTCGCCCAGGTGCTCCAAGATAAATGTCTGCGTATCTTTCGCCTCCTCACATTTTCAAGCGCGCTTTTGCCTTCCGCACGTCCACATGCACCCAGCCCTAGAGCCGCTGTACGGGCCACAGTGGCCGGGGATATATTTCTTCTTTACTGTCACATATCTTATCTCCTCTCACAGGTACTTATTTGCGCCTGAGACGGCCCTCCATGTAGCAGGACCGCAGACGCCATCGACTTTGAGGCCGTAATGCTCCTGGGCAAGCATGACCGCCTTTGTGGTTCCAGGACCGAAGCTTCCATCAGATTTCAGCTTCAGCAATTTTTGAAGCATGATCGTGGCTGAACGGTTTGCCGCCCCTGTGCAACCTTGTTTGATGGTCGGCATGATGAAGGCACTGTAGCTGGTGCTGGGATAATCGCCGGGGGTGGTACAAAGCCAGGTGGCCTTACCTCCCCGGGTGTCAGTGTGGACAAATGCACCCATGCTGTGCCAGTAGATGCCGATTCCGCCAAAGCCAACGCTCTGTGCGATGATACCGAGAGCGACCGGGTTGATGGAGCGATCAAGCGTCCGCCAGTCTGCGGCAATGCCGTAAAGGTGGCGGCTACTTCTGCTCCCCTTCACCTTTGGGTCAGCATTGTGCTTAATGCACCGATAGCCGGACGTGATTTTGATGGACTTGCCGAGCTTGTCCCGGACGAGTTGAAGCTTATCAGCCAGCTCTTGCTCAACCATCTGAGAGCCGCAACCGCAGGGGCACTCAAACTCATACCGGCCGAAATTTTTTGTCAGCGGGGTCTTATCCCCTGCTTTGAACGTGACGATGGACATTGGGTTTCATCCTTTCACAAAAAATCATTTAGAGAGGTTTACACCACGCTGAATGCCACGAAGTATCTTGCTGGACTCCGGATCGTTGACACAAATAAATCACCAGATAAGGTCACTTTTGTTATTACGATAAAGCACGCCGATGGTATCACGTACAAGGCAACTTGCGTGTTCAATTATAACAGTAGCAAAGTATGGACGGTGACGGTCACGAAAATCTAAGCTCCCTCTGTAACTAAGTATGCGCTGAACCCCGTAAGCCAATTATACGAGAAATGAACTGCTTTTTTGGTTTCGGAATGCCCAGAAACCATAACAGTTAATCGCCCGCTTATTATTGAAGCTGCTTCTCCCCCTGACGGTGTATATTTTAACGTGAATGTCGCCGTTCCCGCATCAACATCCGGATCATAGGTGAATGTGATATTATCGTTCATATACCAGTCATCATCACTGTTGTCTGCAGAAGAGGTATAAATAATGCGCCGATCAGTTGCATTTGCAGGATTCACCGTGGCGTGCACGATGAGTGTTCTATTGCCTGATTTTTCGTAAGTGATATCAATTCCTTTCACCGCCACATAACTGGTGTACACCAGCCTGGCCTTTCCGCCCACGCCGACGTACACTTTTTTGACTTTACGGGCTTTGCTGCCTACCCCCACATACAGGGCTTTCGCTTTTCGGGCCTTGCTGCTAACGCCCACGAGTAAATTCTTTCCCATTTTGATTTCTCCCAAAAAGAAAAAGAGCCTACGATTTCTCGTAGACTCTCATTCAAAATTTTTTCTTTATTTCAGGTCAAATCCATCGGTAATGCGGCTTCTCCTCGTGGAACAGCCTCCATCGCAGCCCGTCATCCACAAAGATGCACACGAGGCTCAGCCCCACCCACAGCGCACTGTACGGTAAACAAATTTGCCCCAGCAGGTTGCAAGGCATTTTCGAGTAGTCCCACACGCCAAGCCCGAGGTACAAGTTCAGCACCACGCCCGTCACCAGTTCCACCGCAGTCACCAGCGCGCTGCCGCAGACCGCCTGCTTCCAGATGGGCATTTCCCAGGGCAGGTAGTTGTTTAAGCCCCCGATGAGCACAAAGCAAAAGCCTCCCACCGCCGCCATCGTCCAGTGGGAGTGCCCTCTCCAAAGGAGCTCGACTCCCACATAGAGGGCTCCGCCCAGTAACGCCAAAATTGATATTTTTGCAAGTTCCCGTTTCACAGCAGGGCCCTCCATTTTGAAATTTCGTAAAACCTCATTCGGTCTGGTGCCGTCACCGGACATGCCAAGGGCTCTCCTGCTAGGAGAGCTGTCGCCGTAGGCGACTGAGAGGTCCTACCGGGCCAGTGCTCTCAAGTGGACAGCTTTTTGACGATGGCCTCCACCTGCTCTTTTGCCTTCTGCAGGATGTCCGCCACCTCGGCTTTCAGGTCCTCCGGCAGCTCCACGCCATAGGAGATGCCCTTTAACACCTCAAGGCTCGCCTCCCGGCCGATCCACTGCCGCAAAGCGTTGTTGTAGGTGGTCTGCTGGGTGATGGCGCTCTGCTTTGCCGTGTACAGCGTCACGATGTCGGCGGCAGAGTACAGCTTGCACTGCTTTCCGTCTGCGTGGTAGGGGTAGGCCGTGGCCCCCAGCATCACCGCGTTGAACACGCCGTCGATGTTGGATTGGTCAGGCACTTCCAGCGAAAAATGCTCCTGCGTCCCGTCCCCGAACAGCACGTCGATGCCCGCCGTGATGGCCGCTTCGCAGGCGTCGGAGGCTTCCTCCAGCTTTTTCGCCCGCAGCGTTTCCATCTGCTCTTCCTCGGTGGGCGGGGTGGGCACTTCGCCGTACTCGTACACCGTGTAGATGCTGTTTTCAATGCTGATGCCCCAGTATTTCTCGCCCGGGGCCGCATTCTGGTTGTGCTCCTCCACCGTCTTGCTGATGGCGTCGTAGGTGGCAAAGTTCTCCCCCTCTTCCACCGGGGCAGTATAACCGGGTTGAATGATCTCCATATTCTATCCTCCTGCCAAGGGCAACAGGGCCCTCCATTTTGAAATTCGTAGAAACCCAAGCGGTCTGGTGCCGTTAGCGGACATGCCAAGGGCTCTCCTGTCAGGAGAGCTGTCGCCGTAGGCGACTGAGAGGTCCTACCGGAACAGCGTTCTTACTCATACACCAGCAGCACCTTGCCGCTCTCCAATGCACTCCCCGCTCCCGGGTCGCTGCTCTGGCTGGCGATCACGTACCCCTGCACATTGTTGGCTTTCCCGGCATTGGTTGCATAGTCCGCCGTGCCGTTTACGTTTCCGTGAAAATTGCCATCGCTGGGCGAGAAATAGCTCTTGAACACCCCGTTCAGTGCAATGCGCAAAAAGCAGTTCGCGTCATCCAGCAGGTTCAGTACCAGGTTTCCCTGGTCAGACGCCGTGGTCTGGTAGTAAATTTCCGCCCCGTCCGAGGAGCCGGAAAAGCTGATCTTTTTCGATTTCGCCACGTCCCCGATGGCCGGGAACGCAATGTCCCCGCTCACGGTGCCGCCAGTCTTGTCAAGCTTTTTGTCAAGTGCATCGCCCACCGCTTTTGCGTCGGCGGACATGTTTTCCTGGCGCAGCGTGGGGTCGGTCACCAACATCAGGCTGCCGTCACTGCCAACGCTCATAGGCCCAAATGCCATTTTTAATCTCCTTTCCTCTTAAGCTTCCCTTGAAAGGGGAACTGGCGCAAAGCGCCTGAGAGGTCTTAACGGTATAGTGCTCTTACTCATACACAAACAAAAATTTGTTCGTCGTCAAGCTGCTGTTCGCGCCCGGGTCGCTGGTCTGCACCCCAAAGGTAAAACCGTTCACGCTGGCCGCCGTGCCGCCTGCACTCGAAGAACCCGCATAGTTGTGGGTATGGCTGCTGTTGGCTTTGCCGCTGAGCTTTGTATCCATCTCACTTTCCGTATAGTAGCGGTCATCGTGGTTGTGAGAACTGGGTGCAAACGTAGTCGGCTTGCCTGTCACAGAATCCCAGCTGTGACTGTGAGATGCCGCTGCAAAATCGCCCACGTTCTTTGCAGCCGCCGTGCCAAGCGTCGGGAAATCGGTTATGTCGGCTTTTACATGCTTATGCCCTGCGGGGGCAAATGTGCTCGGCTTGTTGGTGATCTCTCCCCAGCTATAGCTCGGTTTATTGGCTGCTTTTGCCCATGCTTTTACATCACTGGCAGGAAGACTCGTCGGAAAGTCAGTGATATCCGCCTTGACGTGCTTGTGGGCGCTCGGTGCAAAGGTGGAGGGTTTTCCCGTCACATCACCCCATGCATGGCTATGCGTAGCCGGAGTAAACGTACTTGGCTTCCCTGTGATTTTTTCCCATGCTACAGAACCGCTGAACCCACCATTTGCGTCGAGACGGGAAACTGCAGCACCAGATTTGTTACGGATGGTCAATCCATTGGAGTTATCATCCGCAAATTGCAGAATGAGCTCCAGGTTATCATTGCCCGTCTCTTCTGCAAACAGCTGGATGCCGTCACTCTGTCCCGACCAGGACAGGCCGCCCCGCTTTACCGGAAATGTCACGCCGTCGTTTTTATTGCTCCAGTTTCCGCTGTCCGGCCATGCGATCATTGCAGTTCCGCCCATATTTCCGCCTGCGGTAGGCAGATACGGGTGGGAGTGGGTGTCCGCTTTCTTGGCAAGCTTTGCATCCATTTCGCTTTCCGTGTAATAACGGTCATCATGCGTGTGCCCGCTGGGCGTAAAAGTAGAGGGTTTTCCCGTGATCTCACTCCATCCGTAGCTGGGTTTGCTTGCTGCTTTTGCCCAAGCCGAGACATCACTTGCCGGCATACTGGCGGGAAAATCGCTGATATCGGCTTTCACGTGCTTATGTGCACTGGGCGGAAATGTACTGGGCTTGCCTGTGATCTCCCCCCAGGCGTGGGTGTGCCCGCTGGCGGAAGTCCCTTTCAGCTTCTGGTCGATCTCCTCTTCGGTGTAGTAGCGGTCATCATGCGTATGAGAGGCGGGAGGATAAGAACTCGGTTTTTCGGTAATTTCACCCCATGTATAACTCGGCTTTGTGTCAGCTTTCGCCCATGCCGAAACATCACTTGCCGGCATACTGGCGGGAAAATCGCTGATATCGGCTTTCACATGTTTGTGGGCACTGGGGGCAAATGTGCTCGGCTTATTGGTGATATCCGCCCACAGGTGCTTATGCCCCGTGGCGCTCTTCCCCGCCAGCTTAGTGTCCAGCTCGCTCTCTGTGTAATACCGGTCATCATGGGTGTGCCCGCTGGGCGGGTAACTGGTGGGTTTCCCTGTGATGCTGGTCCAGTCGTGGGTATCCTGCCCGGGGATGCCAAGGCCCGTGATGTCCGCTTTGGTCACCCCAACCGCTTTTGTCACATGGCCCAGGGCGTCCACGGTCACTTTGTACAGTCCCTCGGCATAGGCCGTATGCCCGGGGTGGATGTAGAGGTTCGCTTTCTCCGCAATGCCGTTCAGCTTTGCCAGCAGGGCGTCGGTAAAGTCGTTGTGGGAGAGGCCTTTCCCCGCTTCTTTCTGCACATAGCCGGAGAGGTCCACCGTGGTGTCGTCCAGCAGCTCCATTTTGAAATTTCCGGCATCGTCTGCGATCTTCGCATAGATGTCATAGTGTTTCGTCACGGAGTTCATCACGAGGTACATTACGTCCTCTTTGGCGTCCGCCGCTGCAGGTACACTGCTCACTTTCTGGAAGCTGGTGTGCTTGCTCCCCGCCACGGCCGTCTTGACGGTGTTCTCCACTTCCGTTTTGGTCTGGTAGGTCTTGTCGTTGGTCAGCTGGGAAACTTTCGTCGGTACGCTGACATTCACGTTCTTTTCCGCGTCTACCGTCAGGGCCGTTCCGTTGACCTTTACGCCCTCCAGTACGTTCGTCTGGTAGTTTTCGTCGTTGGTCAGCTCGCTCACAGCCGTGGGCATGTGGACATTCACGGTCTTGCCCGTGATGCCTTGCGTCACGCCGTTCACCTGAATGCGCTCGATCACGTTCTCCTGGTAGGAGGCATCGTTTTCCAGCTGATTCACCCGTGTCGGCACCGGGATGTTCACGGTCTTGTTTTCCCCGACGCTCAGCGGGTCGCCGTTCACGAAGATTCGCTCAATGAGGTTCGCCTGAGCGCCTACTGCTTCCAGTGTCCGTACCCGCTCGGAGACTTCCCCCATCTTCGCGATAAACTTCTCGCCAAACCCCTGCAGCTGGCTGAGCTTCGCCAAAATCATTTCACTCGCCATGGAATAATGCCTCCATCATCTCCGTAAACTCGGCATCCGTGGCCGCTCTCGTCGAGATGGTGCCCGCGCTGTTCACGTCCACACCGTCGCCGATCATCACCAGGCCCAGCTCCGTCCGTGTAGCCGGCTTGTTCACCGGGTCTTCTTTCTTGATGAGAGCCAGGATCACGTCAATGTTCTCCTCAGGCGGGCGCACGGCATAAAACCGCACGTAGCCGTCAAAGGTCTGCACCACGCTGGCAAGGCCCGCAGGCGCTGCCGCCTCAAAGTGCTCGAGGTCGGTGGTGGCCAGCGGCGTCAGGGTCGAAAGGCATCCCGGCACCTCGATGTCGCAGTAATACTGGTTTGGGCCGATGGCTGTTCCCAGCCGCTTCCATTCTGTCGTGGGGAGCGTCAGATTAAAACTCAGCGTACCAACGCCGAACAATGTCAGCACCAGTTCGATGTCGTCCGTCGGGATGTTCCGGGCAAACAGCCGCAGTGCCCCTGTCCGGGTCTCCACTGCCGTTGCCACTCCTGCTACCGTTGCCACGGCATAGCTTTCCAGTGCCGTTGCGCAAAAGGGCGAGTAGCGGTCGGTCAGGTCCTGCACCGGAATGTCGCAGTAGTAGCCGTAGACGCCCTTTGCCGGGGTCAGGGTCTTCCAGCCCGCTTTCGGTGCCACGAGGTTGTAAGTCTTGTAGTAGCCGCCGCTGTATTCGCTCTTGGCCGTGGCAATGGCGTCTTTCGCATTCTCCGAGTATCGCTTGGCCGAGTTCTCGCTGTCCTTAGCGTGGCTGGCACTGGAGGCACTCGCTGCCGCGCTGGCTGCACTGGCCTTTGCGCTGTTGGCACTGTCCCTTGCACTGGAAGCACTTGCCTTTGCACTGGAGGCCGAGGCGTCCGCGCTGGCTTTGGAGTTCTGGGCGCTCTTCTCGCTGGCATCTGCACTGGCGGAAGCTTGATCCTTCAACTCTTTCATCTGGTCGAAATAGCGTTTGACAGTGGCCATCTGCTCGTTCATCCAGTTGTAGACCCACTCGCCCATCTGTGCGATCCACTCGCGCACTTCCCGCCCGTACAGCGCCTGCCGCACGCCCTTGGCGATGTCTTGAATATTAAATGCCATTTTGAAATCCTCTTATCCATTCAGGTTGCTCACAATGCCCCGCACCCGCTCTTTCACATGCTTTACCGTTGTTTTTTCGGAAGCCTGCTGGGCGGTCAGCTTTTTCGAGGGCAGGCCGTAAGTCAGCTGTTTTTCGTCCGTGCGGTCGATCTTGATGGTTTCTTTCGTACAGATGTACCACCCATCCACCCTGTGGGGGTCGGAGTGGATGTAGGTCTTTTTCAGCAAACCAAGCCGGTCGGTGGCTTCCCCGATATCCCGCCGGTCAAAGGCGAGGATGTCCAGCACGGGCTCCACGTCCTGCTTGTACTCGTCCAGCTGTTTCTTTGCCAGTTCATTCAGCTTTTCTTCGGTCGTCGCCTCGTCAGTGGCTGTGCGCCGCTCCACGATACCATATTTCTTCTCGGATTCCTTGTCCTCTGCGCAGCCAAATATCAGTTCCGTTTTTGTCTTCTTGAAGATCCACCAGCCCTTGGTGGTGGTCACCACGGCATCCAGTGCCACCTTGTTCACAAAGTCCGAGGGCATTTCCTCGGTGCAGGTCAGGTCGATGAGGTTCTTCCCATACTCGATCTTCTGCTTCGTCTCGCTCATGGCGTTCCCCGAGTAGAAGCACTTGATCTGCATGGGCCCTTCCCAGTCTCCTGGAGTCACGGGTTCCCGGTACAGCCGGAAATATCCCGCATATTCGTCAAAGAGAAAACTGTTCAACAGGTCCCACATGGTGCCCCAGGTGTCGCCGTCTTCCGAGGTGTCTTTCGTCTTTCCCAACAGGTAGTCCACTTTGGAGCAATACAGCGGCACAGTGAACAGCCCGGATTTTTCATTTCCGCCCTTATAATAGCTGCCGTTCAGCACCACCTTGTCAAAGATGGAGTCATGGTCTTCCCCGGGCAGCGGGATTTCCCCCTCGGTCTTGAATGTCAGATAATTCACCCCTGCTGCAATGCGGGTGCAGGAGTTTTCCAGCAAGTGCTCCAGTCCCAGGCAGGTGACCACTTTGCTCAGGTCGCCCTGCTTTTCAATCGAGGTCACACAGCCAAAGAATACTTCCTCTTCGTCATCTTCGATGACCGAAACAAAGGTCTCGTTCAGTTTGAAATACTCGTAATACGGGTTTTCAACACTTCCGCCCAAGAGGCACACCAGCTTTTTCGGCACCGTAAAGGAGAATTGCGGGATCGCAAGATTTTCCAGCGAGACCGTGCCGTCCTCGATGCAGGGCCGCTGTTCATCGCTGATCGCGTCGCCCATACTGTCATGGATAAGGGCATGTTCCACCCAGATCATCTGGTCATCCCACACGTCATTATTGTTGTCAACGTAATGTCCGATGCTGCCAGCATAAACCTTATATCCCATTTTGAAATCTCCTTACAAATACCCCGGCTCATACGTCCCGCGCACGTGGGCTTCGTCTCCTGCTTCTTTGGTCAGCTGCAAATAATAAATATTCAGCATTCCGCCATTGGTGGAAGCGGCGGGTTTGAGTAATATCTTCGCCTGCCACTGGAACAGCCCCAATTTAAACAGCGATCCCTGGCTGATGACCTCCCCGTTCTCGTTGTTGTACCGCAGTACATAGCGCGCACCTGCGCCGGAGCCTTTCAGGGTCAACAGGGCGGGCTTGTCCGTGGGCGGCAGGCGCACCACGGCACTGGGGCTGTCTGCCGTCAATATGATATCCCCGAGCTTTTGCGGCGCGAGGTCGGTTTCAAAGTTAAAGTCATCCCACAGCCAGTCCTCTTCCAAAGGTTTCACCAGATACTTGAACGGGTAAAACCGATAGTTGAGGGTAAACTTTGTCTGCTGGTTCGTGCTGGTGGGTTCTTTCCCCATCCAGACCTTTCCCTTGTAATAAAAGGTCGGTTCGTCGTCCAAAATCACTTTCACGGTCTTCTGACACTGCAATGCCAGCTTCCGCTTGATGTCCTGATACGCCGTCCAGACGCGGTTGGTTTCCAGGTCGGAGTAGAACTCCCAGGTCCCCTCCCGCTCGTAGAATACCGGGTATCCGGTAATGGAGTGGGAGAGGTCTGCCTGGCCGTTCATCCCCGGCACGTCCAGAGAGATGACTTTTTCACTGGGAGGCTGCACCACGCTCTTCTTGGCCGGGATCAGGTGGAAGTCCCGCGCGGAGTGATATTCCCCGATCTGGATGTCGTGTCCCGTCAGTGTCATGGTGTGTTCCTCCTTTCGTGCCTGCCCTCTGTCGCAGGGCCCGGCATCTAAAACTTTATAAGTGCCTGAGCGGTCTGGTGCCGTGTACGGACTTGCCAAGGGCTCCCCTAACAGGGGAGCTGTCAGCGAAGCTGACTGAGAGGTTCTACCGGGCCAGTGCTCTATTGTGGGTAATCCTCGGGCGGCACCAGATCATACGAGATGGTCACGGTCATCCGCCCGCTGTCGTCAGTGTCAAACTTGCTTACCCAGCATCTGCCGCGGTAAGTCTTTTCGTCCGGCATGGTCACTTGTACTCGCCGTCCCTGTAACATGCTCATGAGCTTGCGCATCTCGCCCGAGAACGTCCAGGCCCGCACATACCAGCCCGGGTAGTTCTCCAGCGCTTTCTGGCTGTATTCCAGATGATAGATGCCCTGCCCATATTCGGTGGCAATGGCCTCTCCCCCTACACAGCCGCTTGCCGCGCACTGGTCCCAGGGGGAGCGGTTCTTGCCGTCGTGCGTAAAATAGAAGTCCCAGCTTCCCGTACTGTTCGAGTAGGTGTGGGCCTCCGCGTATAAGGCGTTTTCCAGCTGCCCGTGGTAGGAGGGGACGTCATCAAACTGGGTCGCCTCCTCAAAAGGGGCAACGGTTAGAGGCCCTGCCGGGATGAGTCCAAGCTCCGTCGTCCAGAGCACACTCCCCGGGATGATGTTTCCCCGCAGGTCCACGCCCTGGAAACTCAGCTCGTGTCGGCCGATCTCGGTCTCGCCCAAATGGGTGAATCCGTTAACAACCATAAATAACCTCCCGTGGGCAACAGGGCCCTCCATTTTGATGTTTGCTAAAACCCAAGCGGTCTGATGCCGTGTACGGACATGCCAAGGGCTCTCCTGCTAGGAGAGCTGTCGCCGTAGGCGACTGAGAGGTCCTACCGGAACAGCGCTCTATCTCCTGTTCCTGCTGGCGATCTTCCCCAGCCCCTCGTCCACGTCGTTGATGATGCCGCCCACAAACTTCTTGCCGTTGATGCTCAGCTTCATCCGGCTCACGGCCTCCGCCACGCTGTCAATGCGTCCGCCCAGCGTCCCGATGGCCTCCACGATGTCCTTGTTGGACATTTCTTCGGTCTTAGGCTCGTCTTTCTGCCAGAGCGCCGCTTTCCGGGCTTCGTCGCGGCGGGAAACGATGTCTGCCAGCTGAGCGCTGCGGTCCAGGTCAAAGCCTACCCGCCGTACCCCGTCCGAGAGGTTCTCGTCCAGCCATGCCGCTCCCGCCTGCACGTTGGAGAGGTCCACCAGCGGCTGAATGGTGGGCTGGTATTCCATGGCTTCGTCGGTGGCTGCCAGCAAACGTTTGGAGCAGTCCATGGCCACGCCCAGCGCCCCGTCCGAGACGTCCTCCAGCGTGCGGTTCACGCCCTGCGCGTTGCTGCTGATGCCATTTTGAAGACCCAGCATCATGTACTGGCCGATCTCGGCAAACACTGTCGAGGGCGAGTGAATGCCAAACAGCGATTTGAAGCCGTTGATGATCCCCTTGCCGATGCTCTTGATGCCGTTCCATAAGCCGCCTGCCACGGTCTTCACACCCTTCCACAGGCCGCCCAGGATGTTCTTGCCCACGCCCACAGCACCGGAGATGAGCCCCTTGGCTCCGCTCCACAGCTTGGAGAACTTGTCCTTCATCCAGCTGCCGAAGTTCGAGAACCACTGTTTCACCTTGCTCCAGTTGGCGATCACCAGTCCACCGCCTGCGATCAGTGCTGCCACTGCAATGCCGATCGGGCCGGTGCTGCTCAGTGCAGCTGCAATGCCTGCAAGGGGCCCGCCGGTGGCCGTCAGCGCCGCAAACTTTGCTCCCACAAGGCCTACGGCTTTTCCAAGCCCGACCTTGGCGGCCGTACCAGCTTTCCCGAGGAACCCGAGGATCTTGGCAAGGAATCCGCCGCCTTTGGCTACCTGTGCCGTCTGGGCAACCGCGTTTGTCACAGCCGCTGCCGTTTCGCCCGTGCTCTGGGCGATCTGCGCCGTTTGCGCAGCCACCTGTGCGGTCTGTGCCACGGCAGACGCCACGCCCTTGGAGCCAAACAGTTTTCCCAGCAGCTTCGTGAAGAATCCGCCCGTGGAAAGCCCCGTCATCGCTTTCGCGAAAACGCCTGCCAGCCCCTGCAGCACGGCCTTGCCAAACTCGGTGTTCATGAAGCTCAGCACCGTGTTCAGGCCGGAGACGATGGCCGTAGCGTAGTCCCCGCTCATAGCCGCCACAATGGTCTGCATAAAGCTGGATGCCGTCTCCGCTGCGCCCTCGCTCATAGCAAGGTTTAGGGTGGCGGTCAACTTCTTCGCCGTCTCGGGGAAGTTCTGCTGCACCCGGTTCCACACTTTGTTGAAGCCGTTTTGGATGGGCTTCCAGTTCTTGGAGATGGTGTATCCAAGCTGCATCATGGCCTTCTTGCCGTTGTCGGTCATGTCAAAGGCGTCGGCCAGGTTTTCCGCAAAGCCCACAAAGTTGTACTGTTCGCTCTGTAAAGCCGAGAGCGCATCCAGCGCATCGTCGCTGTTCTGTTCGCCCTTGGCTACATAGTAGTCGTATGTTTTCTGGTATTCGGTCAGCTGCTTGAGGGACGAGCTCATGTTGGTCATGGCGGTTCCCACGCTGATGAGGGAGCTCATGGTCCCTTGCAGCGCGGCTTGCCGTGCCTGTTTCGAGCCTTCGCCGTATTTCTCCACGGCGCTGGTGTAGGCGTCTTCCCGGCCCGAGAGGTCGCCGTCGTTGTAGATCTTCGCCAGCATCTGCTGCCGGTTCTGCACAATCTTGGCTTCTCTCTGATATCGGGCAATCTGGTTGTCAAACTGCTCCAGCTGGGCCTTTTCCAGCTCGTTGATGAGGTCCTGCTGGTCTTTCTGCTCTTCCAGATACTTGCGGTAGGCTTCCTGTGTTTTCTGGCTCTGCTCGCCAAACTCCGCTTTCAGCTGGGTGTACTCGTCCTCTGCCGCCGTCACGACTTTCGCCTGGGCTTCGATCTTTTTGTTGATTTGCTCCATCTTCCTGTTGGCGGCTTCGGTCACGCTGGCGGTGTCCTCATAGAGGGAGGCCCAGAGCTTATACTCATCCTCGGCAGTTTTGCTGTCATTCTCGTACCGCTTCAGCACATCTTCCCATATGTCGTCGTAGCGGCTTGCTTTGAGCTTTTCGAGGGAAGCCTGCTCGTCCAGCAGGGTGTTGTAGGCGTCTTTCGTCTTATCGTCGCTGGCTCCCACCCGCTTCACCAGGGTGTCGTACTGCTCCTGCGCAATCCGTACCCGGTCAGTCTGCAGCTCAATCTGCTTTGCCACCGTCTCGGTCCGCTTGGCAATAAGCTCCTCATTCGAGACGGCGTCCTCATTGGTCAGGTTCCACAGGGTCGTCTCTTTCGAGAGGGCATCCTGCAAATACTTGTTGGCTTTCAGCTGCTTGGTGTATTCTTCTGCAATGGTCTGGGCGGCTGTCTTGCCCTTGGAGCCGGATTTGCTCTTGGTGCTTCCAGTGGCGGTGTTCACGGCGTCGGTCACCGTGTCCGCTGTTTTCTGGTAGTAGCTGTCAAAGTCATCCAGCGTCTTATCCCACCAGTTTCCGCTCTGCGGGCTGGTCACAGGCAGGATGCCACTGTTCGTGATGCCGCCGCTGAAACTCGTCACAGCGTCTACCACTTTCTGGCCTGCTTCGGTGGTGTCCCATTTGCCGCCGCTAAAAGCACTGATGACGCTGTTCCAGGCGTTGCCCACAGCAGTTTTTGCTTCGCCCAGTGCTTTGGTCAGGCCGGACTCCGCATTCTTGCCCAGGTCGTAGGCAGCATCCCGCACCTGCTGGGCTTTCTCTTTATCTGCGATGCCAAGAGCAACGCCCTCCGCAATGTACTCCGCGTCGCTTTCGCCGAGCTGACTGGGAGAATGGATCTGCCAAAATCCCGTAAACACGTTCCGGATGCTCTGGGCCATTGCCAGCATCGAGCTCTTGCACCGCTCTATCAGGCCTGTGTTCTCAAGTCCGAGAGCATATCCCTCCAGGCAGTATTGGCCCAGCTGTTCAAACGCTTTCGAGGGCGAATGAGAATCCTGTGCTTCTGCAGTGGCTTCTATGGCCGTTTTCGCCATTTCTTCGCCTGCTGCTTCTACATCGGCCTTTTTATTTTGAGTGCCTTGAATCCAGCCGTCAGCGGCATTTTCCCCGAGTTCTTCAAACCCCTCGTCCTTGCCCACTTTGCCTTTCTGGCCAAAGATGAGCCCAAGCAGTCCAGTTCCCTCCGGGATATACTGGTTCAGCCAGTTCTGGAACTGCCCCTGGATGGTGTGCTGGGCCAGCCAGTCGCTGATCTGCCCCCACAGGGTTTCCAAAGCGCCCTGAATGCCGCCGTTTCCGGTCTCGCCGCCGTCCCACGCCCAGCCGATCAGGTCAATGGCCGTCTGGATCAGGATGGTTGCCAGCACAAAGAACGCTTTCGAAAGCGGCTCCGCGCAGGCCACAATCACATCACAGATCATGGTCACCATGCTGATGAGCGCCTGCGTAATGTCCGGAGCCGCGTTGATGATGGCCGTGCACACAGGTCCTGCAAACATGGAGAGCACGCCAAAGATGGCCATAGCGCCCGCCAATTTCAGAGCCCCGCCGCCAAAGTGGTCAAAGGCTTTCGCCATCATCTCAAGGCCCTTGGCCAGAGGTGCAAAGTATCCGGCAGCAGCTGCCACGATGCATACGGTGCCAATGGCCCCGCCAAAAGTCACGAGGGCGGCTCCTACCTGTCCCAGCGTCACCCCGTCAAAGCCATGGATGGCCAAGCTCAGCACGCCCAACGCAATGCTGAACGTCACCATGGATTTCGAGATGACACCAAGGGTTTTGTCAATGTTCAGCTTGCTGATCCAGGTCAGAGCGGCGCAGAGTGCAATAAGTCCCAAAACCGCAGAAGTTCCGCCTTTTATCAGATCCAAGCCCTGAATGTTAGCAAGCCGTTCCACGGCTCCTGCCAGCACGTACAGTGCCGCTGCCATGGCCAGAATGCCCGCGCCTGCCCCGGCACTTCCGGTTGAGAGGCTGGAGGCCGCAGTCAGAGCCGTCAGGGCGACGATCACTTTCTGCAGCCCGTCAATGGCACTATCGCCCATCACAGCAAATAGGCCAACGGCTCCTGCCAGCACTCCCAGTGCGGACGCCATCAGGAAGATGCCGGCTCCCGAGCCAAAGTGAGTCTTGCGGGAGACGGTCGCCATCACGGTGAGCAGCAGCATGATGGTCTTCATACTGGTCATGGCCGCGTCCAGGCTGAAATAGTTGATCTTCGCAAGGCTTCCTACGGCCTGCGCAATGATCCAGATGCCGCTGGCCATGGCGGTCAACGCCACGCCATTTTGAATCCACAGCGGCCCGGCCACACCCTGAATGACAGCCAGAGCCGATGCCATCGCCGTCAGGCTCATGGCAAGGCCCGCCACCGCCATTCCGGCTTTCGCAAGGCTCGTAAATTTAATTTCGCTCAGCGGCTTCATGGCCGTCGAGAGGATCTTCACCGCCGTGCTCAGGGCCAACAGTTCCACCGCCGTTGCCAGCAGCACCTTGTGGTTGATGACCTTGTCGCCAACTTTCAGGGTGGCAGTCAGCTTGCCCATCAGGCTGATGGCAATGGCCAGCCCTGCAATAATGCTGCCGAGGCCCGCCATGTTTTTGCTGAAATCGCCCTGCTGCATGGTCTGCATCAGGTTGTTGAGCCCTTTCGTGATGGAGCCCACGGCAATGCCCAGGCCCACCAGCGCCGCTGCGGCGCCCCACAGAGTGGCTGCGTTCAGCAGCTGGCTCTTAATGCCGTCCATGGCCTGCCCAAGCGCCTTTACTTCGGGCTGCAGGCTCTTGGCTGCTATGGTCAGCGCACCGATCAGCCCGATGGTCGCCAGCACCGTCGTTGCAAAGCGGTCAGCGTCGATTCGGCTCATCACCAGCATGGCTCCGGAAAGGATCAACAGCGCCGTCGCCATTCCCGTCAGGGTCTTGGCGGCTTCGTTCCGCTGCCAGGTCTTCAGGGCATTGGTCAATGCCTTAAAGCTTCCTGTCATTGCTTCCAGCATTGCGGTCAGCGGCGTCTGGAGCATCTTCTTCAGGCTCGCCATGGCTTTTGCCACCTGATTGATGGCTACAGCCAGCAGTCCAACGTCCAGCAGACTCAGGAATCGGTAGATGTCCGTCCCGCTGATGGCGTCAAAGCCCTCTTTCAGCGCCGTAAAGAACGCGCTCACCGGGGCAAAGGCGTCTCCGGCTTTCGTGGTGATACGGTCCATACTGGAAGAAAAGCCCGTCGCAAACGCCCGGATGTTCTCGTCCAGCCGTCTCGGCATCTCCCCGATCATGGCCCCAAGCTCTTCCAGCGTCGGCAGCTGTCGGCCCAGGATGTTCGTGGCCAGTTCGCCCACGCTGCCCAGGCGCGAGATAAGGCCGCTAATGGCCATGCCAAGCGCTCCGAGCACCGTCACACTGCCACCTGCCACCCCCTGCACCAGCGCTGAGAGTTTCCCGAAAGCGTTCTTCCCAATGGGATACAGCCCGCCCAGCAGCCCCTCAGCCTGTTCGCCTTTCGCCAGCAGTTCGTCGATGGCTTTGCCCAGACTGGTATTCCGCAAAGCATCCGCCAACCCGTCCAAAGGCTTCAGCAGCTGCTTGGCTGCGTCTTTCAGACCATTAAATTTGTCGGTCAGGCTCCCGCTTCCGGTCAGCACTTCGTATACTCGGGTCAGAAAAGTCCCCATCCCCGCGCTGATGCTCAGCAGCACGTCCCCCACCGGAACCGCTGCATTCGCCAACAGTCCAAAGGCTTTCACACCAATGCGGCCCAGCGTCTTCAAGAGGGTCGTCCCCACTTTCACCACGCTGAACACGCCCTGGAACGTCATTTTGATTTGTTCCGCCGTCTCATCGCTGATGATGAGCTTTTTCGTCAGCTCGTCCATCCGCTCGGCCAGCGTATAGATGTGGTCGCCGCTTTTCGGCGGGAAGATCTCGTCAAACGCCCCTTTGATGGACCCCATGATCTTAGCAATGGCGTCCCACACGTTCCACAGGCTCTGCATCAGGTGCTGTCTGCCGGAAACCTGGCTCATGGCTTTCGCATACTGGTCCAGGTTCAGGCTGCCGTTTCGGATCTCGTCGTTCACCTTACACAGGGCGTCGTAATCCTGCTGCATGGCGTCCCGGTCCAGGTTCCGCTTGTCCAGTTCCTTGTCGCTCAGGGCCAGCCGCTCTTTCAGGGAGGCAATGGTGCCGTCCAGGCTCTGCTGCAAAAGGTTCGCGTCCACGCCGCCCTGCTCCATGGCCTTGGCAAAGCTTCCGGCGCTCTGGATGGCTTCTTCCGTCACGGCGCCGTTCGCCAGCGCCACTTTCTGCAAAACAGCGTCGTATACACCCGCCTGGTCACCCATACGGTCGTTCAGCTGCTGCCAGCCGGTGTCCATTCCCTCTTTCATCCGTTCGTTCAAAGCGTCAATACTGGGCACAAACACGTCGTATAAGCGGTTCGCCAGTTCCGTCCAGGTCTCGGTAGCCTCTTCCTTGTTGCCAAAAATGGTCTCGAACAGGCTCATCCACTTGGAGCTCACAGCATCCTTCGTGGAGTCAATGGCCTGGGCAAAGCTCGTTGCCTGCTGGGCTGCCAGGGCCGCACGCTCCGCCAGTTCCCCATATTGGCCGGAAAGCTGTTCCAATGCCTCTGAGCTGGTCATACCCTTGTTTTTCTGGGTCAGCTGGTAGGCCGCTTCCATCATGGAGGAGTATTTGGCAAAGGTCTTCTCCATCACCTGGGTGTCGGCCCACTTGTCGGAAAGGCTCGATTCAAAGCTGGCAATGGTCACATCGCCTTCTTTGATCTTGCCAAGCTCCACTGCCGTGTCGATCAGCTCCTGCTTCAGAGCTTTCGTGGCGGTACCCATCAGGTTCAGGCTCTTCCAGTCCTGCAATTGCAGATGGCCTGCGCTATAGCTCTGGGTCAGGTTGCGGATGGTGCTCTGGAAAGCAAATCCCGTCTTACCCGCATCTGCGGTGGCATTGGCGATGCCCATAATCATGGGGATCATCTTGTCAATGTTGCCGCCCGCCGCCGTCATCTGGCTCAAAGCGCTGGTCATCTCGTTGAAACTGTAGCTCGTCTCATCCGAGTACCACATCAGCTTGTTCAGGTAGCCGTTCACCTGGTCGATGCTCTTGCCGGTGGCGTTCATGATGGTCTGTACGTTGGAGGTCTTCTCCGTGTACTTGTCCCATCCGCTGGCGATCTGGTCTACCGAGAGGCTTTTTACTAGTTTCTCGCCTGCGTTCACGGCCTTGTTGGTAATATTCACCAGTGCCGTGGCGGCTATGATGTCCAGCGCCGAAAACTTGCTCTGCAAGTCGTCCAACGAGCGGGACATGGTATCAAAGTCTACTTTTTCCGCAGCGGCGTCCAGCTTTTCAAAGCCCTTTTCGGCCCCTTTGAACTGGAGCTTTTCCATCAACTTGTCGATCAGGCCAATGGTCTTCTTTGTGTTTCTCTCAAAGTCCGCATTGTTGAATTGCATTTCAACAATGCGCTGGTCTACTTCCCGGCTCATTCGGTCCTCACCTCACCCCAAGCCCGCTGTGCAATTCGTTCAAATATCGGCCGCATGGCCGGGTTGATGTAATCCACACCCTCTACATACCCGCCGTTCCGGGTACCGTGGCCATATTGCAGGATCACTGCAATGGGCACGCCGTCCACAATGTTGGAGTTGGACCACGTAATGGCGATCCGTCCGTCGCTCTTGTGCACGGCATAGCTCCAGCTGGCAGCGGTCTTACCTGTATCTTTCGGCGTGGCCCGTGCCAGTGCCTCCACGCCCTCTTTCCCGTACTGGTCCAAAAGATCGTCCAGCTGTAAGTTCGAGCATCGCTTCAAAAATTTTCGTGTCTTCTTAAAGTTGCCTTTCTGCTTGAATACGATGATCTTCGGCATTTTGAAAAATTATCCCCTCGTATGCAGTTTTGCCTTTCGCTGGGCGTTCAGAGCCCGCTGCTGGGCCATTGCCTCGCCACGGCTCATCTTCTTGGGCGGTGTCTGGGCTTCGCTGCACACCCGCAGCAGCGTTAAAAGTCGGTTCAAGTGCCATTTTTCGCACTCTTTCGAGATGCCCAGCTGGAACATCTGGCAATACAAAACCTCGGCCGTCGTCACCGTTCCGCTTCTTCGCGGCGGTGCTTTCTGCCGAGGTCTTTTTGCCGGGTCTCTTGGCTCGTTCGGTTTTGGCTCCCCATGAAACCAGGTCGCGGTCATGGGGTCGTCCATATATGTGTTAATGGCATTCAGCTGTTCTCTCGTCAAAAACTGGTACACATTCGGGTCAACGCCCTTGTCCAGTGTCATGCAGCGCAAATAATCCAGCTGCTGTTCGCGGCTCATGCTGCCGCCGGACGAGAAAAACGGGATATGCCACTTGCTTTCCCATTTAGCCAGGGAGAGCAGAGAGTGCTCCAGCCGCAGGGTGGTTTCCTTTACGTAGAAGAACTCTTCCTTGTTCGGGTCCCACACCTGCCTGCCCGGAATCTTCAGTTTTAGCATCTCTGTCCTCCCTGGTTTACTCAAATGAGGCCTGCCCTTGATGTCAGGGCCCGGCATCTTGCGTAGTATCAAAACTTACGCGTCTTACAGGAACTTACCCGTCCTGCCAAGGGCTCCCCTGCTAGGGGAGCTGGCGCGTCAGCGCCTGAGAGGTTGTTACCCTCCCGATGCTTGCACGTTAGAGCAATTACTGCTCCACAACAGGAGCCGTGTTGTCGATCAGGCTCAGGCCCGGCTGTGCGGACTGGGCAGCAGCGGCCTTCTTCTCCAGATCCTGGGGGATCACGTTATTGAAGAACTCTGTAGCGGCCTCAGTGTTGGTCAGCATTTCCATATACAGGTCGCTGTAGGCCTGCGTGGCCAGGAAATCCTCCAGCACCGCCTGGTTCTTGATGAACTTCCGGCCGTCCGGGCTCAGCACACCGTAGCTCTTGCAGATCATTTTCTTAAAGAGCTCGGCCATCTCGGTCTGGTTCTGGGCGTTCACGATCCGCTCGATCATTTCCTTAAAGCCGCCCTCGGTGGAAAGCTGCATCTCCATCAGCTCGGCTGCCGTCAGGTTGAAGTAATAGTCCTCCACACGCTTGGTGCCGCCAAAGTCGATGGTCTCCATCGTTTTCTTGTACATAGTTTCTTCTCCTTTTTCGATAAGAGGTTTACTCAGCTGCCTCGCTGGTAGTGATCAGCTGGATCAGCTCGTCCGGGGTAGGCAGGGTGGCGCCGGCGGTCTCGGTGCCCCAGAGCTTGTCCTCGATGGCCTTCACGGTCTTCTCTTTCAGCTTGGAGCAGTCGATCTCCATGTGGCAGCTGGGGCGGTAGCCAGTCACGTTCACGGGGGATGCACTGCACTCCCAGCTAAAGGTGATGGCGTCCGGGCTGTCGTTGATGGTCGCATAGCTCTTCTCGGAGGGAGAAGCCGTGCTGTTCCAGGCCACGTGGATCTTCTGGCCCACCTCGTCGGAAACGTCGTTGCCCTTGGTGGTCACCCAGCTGAAGCCGAATGCCTTGCGCTTCTGCTGGCCGATGGTCACGCCGGCTGCCACGTGGGCAGAGCCGTCGCAGGGCCCCCACTCCTCGGGGTAGGTGTAAGCCTCAATGGTGTAGGCGTACTCCTCGGCAGAGCGCAGGCTTGCATACTTGATGTCGTCGGCGTAGAGCTTGGTCTCCTCCGCGCCGGAGGGGCTCTCGGTCACAGCGGTCAGGCCATTCCAGGCCACGCCATTGTCGTAGCTGCCCTCGTTGTTCATGGGGTAGAGCACGCCCATCTTGGTGCCCATTTCGTAGATCTTCTCGCCTACGGCATCCCAAATCAGTCTTGCCATGGTATTCCTCCTTATTGGTAAATGGTAAAAGTGGTGTGGTATAAATTGTCCGAAACAAAAGAGCGGTCGTAGGCGCATTTCGGCAATACGCTTACGGCCGCTTTCAGTTTCGAGTCCGGGTCGGAGTCGATCACGGTCACCGTGTAAAACAGGTGCTGTGCATAAACTCCGTTGTTTGCGTGGCGGTTCTGCCTCCGGCTCTCGCTGTACACGATACAGGGGTATTTCAGCTTGTAACCGGCAGGCGGCTGGAAATAGAGGTTCTCTTTCCCGGTCGCCTCCTGCAGCACTTCACGCAGTTTCGTGTCAAGGTTCCGGCGTGTTTCCATTCCAGAGCCCTCCCAACGTCAACACCAGTCGGGGCAGCTGCACCTTCACAGCGCTCACTTTCCACCGCTGGCCCATGAATGTTGCATACCGCAGGTTATAGAGGTTCGCCGATGCAAATGGGTCGGCCACTACACTCAGCTGGTTTCCAAGCTGGATGTCTTCGTTGACCTGGTCGCTCCCCTGCATCTGCCGCCCAAACTCCAGCACGTCGCCGTAATAGCTCCGCTCTACGATTCGCTCTGCAAATACGCTGGGGGCCGATTCGTCCGTGTCCTCCGCAAACCCGATCTTCCCGCTCCATTTCATCGGTTTGTTCCTCCATTTCGATTAGTCAATGCTAACCACAGGGCCAACCAAATCAGCCCTCGTCTGCTGCGGCCGTGCAGGTGGTGGCGGTGGTGCCGTCAGTCACGACCACACCGGCTGCCAGCAGAGCAATGGGCAGGTAGGTCTTGTCGGCAGCCACAACCAGCAGGCGGCCCAGCTTAAAGGCCTTCTCCACGTCTGCCTTCTTGGCTTTGGTCTTGTGGGCCTCGTCCTCATACAGGGCCTTGTCGGTGTGCAGGTAGGCAACGTAGTTTGCCACGTGCAGGTCATAGCCGGTTTCGTACATTTTCTTCAGCATTTCTGGTTCTCCTTTCCGTCATCAGGCCGCAAACTCCACGGCAATGGCGCTGTAGGGGGTGGTCAGTGCGCCGGAGCAGCGGGTCTCGATCAGGTACTTCATGGCGTTGAAGTCGATGTCGAAATCGTCGAACATACTCACAGCGCCGCCCTTATCGGCACCCACGGTGTAGTCGGCCAGGTTCACGATCAGGCAGGCCAGGTCGCCGCCCTTGGCGCCTTTCATACCCTCCATGCGGGGCACGGTCACGATCTTTGCCACGCGCAGCTTCCGGGCCAGTGCAGCCTCGTCTGCATACAGCGGGTGGCCGATGGTGTCCTCCAGCAGCAGCATCTCGGTCAGGGCGTCCTCGCTCATAAAGGCGGTGGGGGTGCCGCTGCCCTTGTATTCCTTGCGAGAGCGGAGCACGGCCTTGATCAGCTCCTTATACTTCTCCTCCACGGTCTTGCCGGTGGCGGGCACCTGGGTCTTGATGGTAAACAGATCCTGGTCGTTGTAGATGGGGCGGATGCAGTTCTCGTCGATCTTGTCCTCGCTGGCAGCGGGACGGCCGTCGCCAAACAGGATGGCCAGTGCGATCTCCTCGTTCAGCTTGGCACGCATCTCCTGCTTCAGCCATGCCACCACGTCAAAGCTGGTGATGTCAATCACGTCGTCGCGATCCATCTTCTGCTTCTTGTACACGGTGGTGGGGCTGGTAGAGCGGCGCAGCAGGCCAAACACCTGCTCCTTCTTAAAGTTGCCCTTGATGTAACCCTTGGCCCGGGCGTCATCCTCGGTCAGGTCTGCAAACTGGCTCTTGAAGCGGCTGAACGGGATATGGTGCACACCGCCCATCACGATACCAACCCAGGTCTGGTCCCGGTCAATGATCTTGGGCGGGTTGTCCAGCACGTGATCCTCAGGGAACAGCCACTCCACATTGTCGATGCTGTGGGCCAGCTCGTCCGCATCCATGGCATCCTCAAAGGCCTGCTTCATGGTGCCGTGGCTCTTTGCCGTCTTCACGATGCCGTTGATCTCGTCGATGCTGTGCTTCAGCACGGTCTCGTGGGTGTCCTTATCAAAAACATTCTGCTTCACGGTATCATCCTCCTCACCGTCGTCTTCGCCGCCGTCCGCTTCCTTAATGGCCATGCCCACAAGTGCGTGGCAGCACTCCTGCTGTTCAGGGGTCATACTCTCGTACACCTCTTTCAGCGTCTTGCCGTCGTTCTGCTTTTCGTCCGCCATTTTGGCTTCCTCCTGTTTGTGTTCGCCGCCCTCGGCGCTGTGTTCTAGCTCCTCCAGCGGATTGCCGTTCGGGTCCATGCCGTGGGTCAGGCTCAGGCCCGGGTCGTTGTAGATAAACGCTTCGCCGCCCTCGTAGTCCTCATCGGCGCTGTGCTTGATCACCTCGTCGATCAGGGCTCCGGGGTTGCAGCCAGCCAGCACCAGGCTCACCTCCCGGATAAAGCCGTGCTTTACGGTCTTGCCCACTTTCTGCAGGCCGTTGGCAAAAATGGAAAACGCGTTCAGGTCGCCGCTTTCTACGCACTTCCGGGCCGTCCGGCCGGTGTCCGTGTCGTTGAACTTGGCGTAGCAGTACACACCGCCGGGGCGGTTTTCCAGCAGGCAGTGGCCGATCACGTTTCCAATGTCGCTGTGGTCATGGTTGTACACCATCGGCACCACGCGGCCGTCGCACTCACGGAAAGCATCCTGTGCAATGGTCAGGCCGTCGTAGCACTGGACGTTCGCTTTCGTCGCCCAGCCGCTGCAATCGTAGTCGAATTTAGCCATTTTGATTTGCAATGCTCCTTTCTACGGACTCTTTCCCATTCACGATGGTCTGGTTCTGGGCCGCAATTTCTTCTTTGGAGGCCGAAATGTTCGAGTTTCGCAGCTCGTCCGCCTTCGGGTCCTTCGAGGGTTTCATCCCGATCACCTGTCGGAACTCGTTGCTCGTCATGATCTCGTTGCGGGTAAACTTGTCGGCCATCTCCGCCACCATGGAAACAGGTGCCAGCTTGAACGGGTCGCGGAAGAACAGGATGCTCTCCCGGTCCTCTTCCCGCTGTTCTTTGGTCAGAAACTTTCGTCTCATCTCGTCTACGGCAGCCGCCACCAAAGGCTCGATGGTACGGTTTTCGTAGTTGGTCATCACCTTGTCGTCTGCAGTACCGTTCATGATTTCCGGCGTGATTCCCAACTGACTGTGTGCCATGTTCGTCAGGTATTCCACGCTTTTCAGAAGGTTGTTTTCGAGCGAGCGATTCAACTGCGTAATGTGTTCCGTGCCATCAGTGTAGGCGATGCCGTATTTCGAGCCTGCCAGCTGGTCCTCCACTTCCTTGCGGCGCTGCAGGGCCTGCTGTTTCCGGGCCTCGCTCTTCACCACATAGGGAAGCTGGATAATGAGGTCAAGCTTGCCGCTGCCCACCTGCTCGTCGATGATATCCATCAGATTCAGCTTGCGGATGAGCCGCTGGATGGTGCCGTTGGGCTCGTTCATCACGGCGTAGAACGGATTCTCGATCAGGGCTACCCGGCTTTTCGGCAGGGTAATCTCCTCCCGCTGGCCCGTTCGGTCGTTGTACAGTTCCAACCGCACATCGTCCGGGTACCATTCCTTCACCTTGCCCACCCGAATGGATTCGATGCTTTCCTTGCCTGTCCGTGCATCCACATCCACGTCCACGGGAACCAGCGCGATCACGCCCTCGTCAAGCACCGAGAGGAACATGTCGTACCGCAGCGCCCGCCCAGTCTGGTCTTTGTTGGCGGAGAGGTTCAGGCAAGAATTAAGGCCCGAATCAACGGTTTCGCTGTAGCGTCCGTTTTCATCGAGCCTTACGTGATTGATGGTAATGGAAGCCGCATCCATCGCAATGCGGCTGAGGATGGCGGTCAGGATGGTGCGGTCATTCCCGCGGTTCAACCGTACCCGGTCAGGCCGGTAGCTGTACCCGCCATAATAGCTTTTCCCGGGAGGGTCCCGGTTCAAAAATGCATTCCAGGCGTGTCGCAGTCTGGAGCCAAAGGTCTGTGATGACATTTTGAATTTCCTCCAGACTTACGCTTCGTCTTTCTTGTCGTCTTTCTTTTGCTGTTGCTGGGCTCCAGCACTGCCATTTACAACCGCATTTGCCAGCTCCGGGTTGCCCATCACATCGGTGATAAAACGCTTTGCACCGTAGCTCATCACGCCTGCGGTCGCCTTGGTCAGCACCTGCTTCCCGGCGTCCTGCATCACACTCTTTACAAAGGTCTGCCCACCGTTCACATCTTTTCGCAGCTGCTTCACGTCCCGCTGGAGTTGCAGCCGTTCTTTCTCAGCCTTCAGCTCCTTATTGGGGTCATCAGCCCGGATATTGCTCTGCCCCTGCAAGTCACGGTATTGCTTTTCCATCTGCAAACGGTTGATGCGGCTGCGCAGCTCATCGTCCGTGTAGTCCTCGGCGTTCTTTCCGCTTCGCTTCGGAGCATATTCGGTTTTCGGCTGCTGTGCATCCTCACCAGCATTCCCATCCCCGGCATAGTGCTTCTTGCCCGCGGCCGTCAGGGTGCCGTCCTTGTTCTGGTACCGCCGCACGCCCCACTTCATGCCCTTGATGCCCCAGTGCCACAGCTCGTCTTTATATACCTGCACATTTCTCACCTCCCATCAGGAGTCGATTTTGTTGGCCGCTTTTCGCAGCAACGAAGCAACTTTTGCTTTGCCTTTCTTTGCAACAGCCTGAACATTCCGCTTGGCTTGCCGCAGCTTTTTATGATCCTTTACCGTTTTAGCACGGTTAGTTGCAGTTGCGCCAGTAGGCCCGTATCCATCCTTGCTCAAATAGTGCGTCGTATAAAGGTCAAGTGCCTTGGCTCGCTGGATATCTGCATTTGCGGTGCGGGAATCAACCATCGTGGAACCTTTTCCGGTCACAAAATAGGTCTGCCCTTTTTTGCCATTGAATTTCGGCGAATACCGATTATTCTGTCGGGTCATGTATGCACCGTACTCACGGGCATCGTAGAAATAACGATACTGCGGGAAACCAAGTTTGTTTGTTCCCGTGCGGACTCGGGCGTAATACTTATGTCCTTTCCGCTCCTTGCCCAGTTCGCTGTGCTCCAGATAATCCCACCAATCGTTCATTTTTTCGCTCCTTTCTGCAATTTACAACGTTTATCTGCTGTGCTATACTTTTCTTGACGATTATCTTTTCGGCGAAGAGGAGTTCTTATGGAAATTGTCGTTTGTCCTAATTGTGGTTCGCCCATTGATATCCCTAAAAGCATGCCAGTCACTATCACCTGTAAGAAATGTGGTGAATCATTTGGCGTTGAATACGATCCTTCCGAATTCGGAATTTGGGGCAAAGCCAAAATCAAATACAACGATTTTTCGGTAAAACATCCTAAAATCCTAAAAACAGTGAAAGCCGTAGGTACTATTGTGGCTGTCGCCGGAGCAGCTTATCTACTCCATCGGCCCGACGAAAACACAACCGCTATCGACTCTACCGCTTCATCTGACCCAGAGGAGTCTAGTGTTCCTATCTCATCAGGAGATAGCTATGATGACTCTGACTATGATGAAGAAGACGATTATTCCCTCAATGGCTGCTGTCGAACTTGCGGTGCATCTCTCGATGACGCTTTCTATACCATGCCATGGGAAGACGACGATAATGAATACGGTTACTGGACTTGCCGCAGATGTCATGCAAAAAATTATGATTGGGATAGCGGCGATGATTGATCACTCAAACGCATCCCGGTTCTGTTTCCAGGCCACATAGGCGTCCATCATGGCAGCCACAGCGTCGATCTTCTGATCTTGCCGCTGCTTGTAGAGCTTGCGATTGCCGTTAGTGTCCACCAGTGTGATGCAGTTGCCCATGGCAAATTGCATCAGCTGCTCGTCAAAGATCAGTTTCCGCTGTTCGCTCAGTTTCTTCAGCTCTCCCAGCGGTACGCTCTCCGTCTTGGCACCCTGGATCACTTTTGTGATACCAAAGGTGCCATTCTCGATACCCCACCGCTCCACAAACTCTTTTGCGTTGTACGGGTCGTAGCCAAAGGCTCGCACGTCGTATTCGTTCTGCTGGATAAAGTTGTCCAGATCGTCATACACCTGCATCATGTCCAGCACGGTGCCGTCAAAGACGAACAGCGTCCCCTCCTGCATAAACTGCTCATACTGCTGCCGTCGGCTCACGGGCAGCTGGCTCAGGGTATAGCTGGTAATGTAGTCCCGCGTCTTTACCCCAAAATATCCGTTTGTCAACGGGAACAAAAAGGTAAAAGCACAGAAGTCGTCCCCCATGCTAAGGTCCGCTCCCATGGCGCAGGGCATCTGCCAGTAATCCCGGTGGCGGTGGCACAGTGTTTCCTCGTATGGGAAGAAATAGGTGTATCCCTCCATCGGCAGATTGAAGCGCTTTGCCAGAATGTCGTTTCGTGCACTGGGCGATTTCTCGGCACGTTCCACGTCCAGTTGGTAGGTCTCGTAGCTCACGGTCTTGCCCAGGTTTGGGTTGGCCTTCAGCCACATTTCCGGCTGGCCCACCTCGTCCAGGGAGTCCAGCTTGTAGTACCAGATGGACACGTGCGGATTGATGTACTCACCTTTCAGGATCTGCATCAATTCCATTTTGATGTCATCGCCGCAGCCATTGCGCACGGTGCCCTCGGAGGAAGCCGCTACAATGAGATAGTTCTCGTTCTTGGCCGCGCCCTGCTCAATGGCACCAATGGGGTCCTCCCGGATGTCGCAGCTCAGCCACTCGTCCACGGTCGCCACCGTGTCACGCCGTCCCTGCAGCTTTTCAATGGTCATGGGGCGCACTTCCAGCAGGCTGTTGGTCAGGAAATTCTCAATGCCTTTCTTGGTGCTGGCCATCTTCACCCGGTCGGCTTTACTGCCGGTGGTGTTCTGCAGGCTGCCCTCCGTCATAAACTTCATTACGGGGCCTTTGGCTCGTGCTAAGGCTGTGCGGAATGGGGCCAACACCTCCTCGGCCTGCTTCATAGTCGGTGCCGTGGTCAGCTGCTGGGTGGTGTTGGTGTTTGCAGTCATGAAGTAGGCCTGCAAAAACTCCAGGTACATGGTCTTTGCGGCCGCGCGGGTAATGATGAGGTATTGCTTCTTGATCAGCCGCTTTTTGATCCGCTTGGTCTCGTAGTGCCCGCCGCCTCCGTGGGGGTTTGGCACAAACACGCTGCGCTCCACAAAGTAATACCAGCCAAAGATCTCTTCGGCCCATAGCTTAAAGCTGTCCAGCATCTTCACGTCGCCGCCGTCGGTCAAGGTCAGTTCATCCTCACAAAACGCGATGAAGCCGTTCACTGCCTTGTCGTCGTACCAGATGCCGGGGTTAGCAATGAGATCGTCAATGCGGTTCATCTCCATGGAGATTTCCCTACAAACCGGGATCTCGCCACGCATCACGGCCTCCCGAAACCGGCCGTAGTAGATTGGCGTGGCCGTGTTTGAGAGTGCCATATTTTCTTCTCCTTACCGTTTTGCCTGATAATACGGCTTGCTTTCCAACGCTAAACACAAACTGCTGTTCGGGCAGCGCATGGTCCCGTGTTTGGCACAACTTTCGCAGAGCGCATACGGGTTTTCCGGACGCTCTGCTTTCTTTTGGTGCTCCATCACCCACTCCTGAACGACTTTCAGAAAGCTCATGTGTTTTCTTCCGGCACGTCGTGCTCCACGTTCAGCCGCCATTCCATCTCGGAGGCGGTATTTTTCAGCGCTTCCATGGTGGTGCTGCTCTGTGGCACGTCAAAGCCCAACAGCCGCACTTTTACTGCTGCATACGCCTTGACGGCTGCCGCTTTTATCGGGTCCGGCAGAAACTGTTCCCACGTCTCCCCGGTTCCCGTGATGAAGAACCCCTCTTTGGGCCCTACCCCCATCTGGGTCAGTACCAGAAACACGCTGTTCAGGTACATCACAATGTCCGGGTCAAAGTCCGTGCACTCTTCCGCCACCCCCAACAGCTTTTTCACACTGGTCAGGATGCTCTCGCTCATTTTGATGTACCTCCCATGACTTTTTCTCTTCATTCCACTTGTCAATTGCACTGCTAAGAGCATTGGCTGCGGATACCATACTTTTCAGCTTTTCAAGTTCATGGGCTGTGGTATCTGCTTTCCGTACCGCAATATGCTCTCCTGCTGCTTTTACACTTTCAGCATTTTTTGCAGTATTCATGTAAGTCATTTCAGCATCTGTTTCAAAGGTCGTCTCGCGCTGGATTGATGACTGCACAGCATCAGCCATCCTTAATTGAAAGTCATAGTCATAAAACCCGGGGTCAATGCTATGAACCTCGGGAACAAGATAACCCTGTGCGGGCCTCTCATGCGGTACACGCCAATCCTTGCTGATGCCCGTTCCGGCAATCGAAACGTTCGCCCACAGCAGGCATTCGTCCAGCTTTGTCAGTGCCAGACCTCTTTCCATGCTCGGGTTCAACTGCCGGAGCATCACTTCGGCCTCTTCCAGCTTTTTCCTCAGGAGGGCGCTGTAATCCTGCTCCCGGGTGCTAAACGCTTTCTTCGGATACATTTTCGTTTTCCTCCACAACTTCCCAGTCATCGCAACACATCTGACACAGGTTCATACCAAAGTCGCTCACTTCCCGGAAGTTAATGTCATTTCCTTGTGCCGTGTGGATAATAAGCTCTCCCCCGGCAATTCGCCAGTAGCCTTTCCAGTGGTGCCGCCTTACTTTCAGGCCCTGCTTCATGCTGATCCATGCACTCGTCCAGTTCATATTACTTCCTCCATGGGCAGGTGTCGCCCGGCTTTCGCTCTCCATCCGGCAGCTGCGGCTTTTTTCCTGTCCCGTAATGGATGGCCTTGTGTGTCGCCGCCGAAACACAAATAGCGTTCTCCGGGTCCAGCAGTTTGTCGCTGTGCCGGATCACATCTTCTTTCGTGATCGGATTCAAATGGTGGATGCTGATGCGAGGCCGCACGGGGCTTCCATCCCGCAGCACCCAGTCTGTGATGGGATGGTCTTTGCATCCCAGGTTGCAGCCATTGTCCCGTGCAATGATCCTGTCCCGGAACTGCCGCCACTCTCTCGATTGGTAGAAATCCTGGTTCAGCCATCGGTCAAACCCAAAGGTGTCTCTCCCTACTTCCCCGTGCAGCTGCAAATACGCCAGCCGCTCCTCGTAGGTCGGCAGTTGGCAGAGCTCGGTGTAGGTTTTCATCGCTGTCACCCGATTATCCCTTTCTCATGCAGCAGTTCGTACAAAAGTAGCATTACGCACAATAGGAATACAGGCATTCCGGATACTGAAAAAGTCTCCATGGTGAAACTCTCGGTGTGTTTTTCAGCCCATATCCTTAAAGAAAGATCCGTAATCAAACCACTTATCCTCAAGAATATTGCCGATAATTTTCACTGTTTCACCCAATCCCTTTGATGCTACACGGACATATTTCCCCTTCATGCCCTCATATGTACTACAGCCAACCGTATCCATAATCCGCATGATGGCCTCAATGCCGGAAGCATAACCTTCAAAGTTTTTTGCTCCAACATATCCTTTGCCAAGAACGTAGCCACCATAGCAACAGCAAGGGCCATGGCCATCAAGACTCAGATAAGAAACAAGGCAAGCATGGTCTTCCATGCTAAGAGACACATTCTTGATTTCTGCATTCCAAATTTCGTATCCTTCAGCCTCAAGCTGCTCTTTTGTCCATTTCTTCATATATTTACCTCACAAAACGGCACTTTTATAAAGATTTATTTTTCCTCTCTATTCGCAAAAGAACAAAGACCCGAAAATAATAGCCAAAACCGTAATCCCGGCAAAAATAAAACTATCCAAAGTCATACTCGTCATCCTCTCCGACACCGTTGTACTTTGCCATAGCTTTCAGTACGTGTTCGTACATTTCCTTGCTGTCCTTGGCAGATTCCAGCGTCTCGGTCTTGGCACGCAGCAACTTGTTCTCTTCTTCCAGCTTCTTTTTCTCAAGGTCCGCTTTCATGGTCGCCAGTTTCAGGAAATGCGTTGTTTCTGCACTGGAGGCCGTTCCCTCCCGCAGCCGCTTTTCCACCAGTGTCATGGCAAGGTTTATCATATATTGCTCTTGTGCTTCCGGGGTCGAGGCAGGCCGGGCCGAAGCCGCAGCCATCTCCCCTGGCGCGTTTTTCTTCGGCCGCATTCTTACCGTCCTCTTTTCTTTTGTCAATGTATTTGCTTTTGCAAGGGTTCATGGGAGGCGCATAAAGTACCTGTGGCCTGCTCTTGAAAGGAGAAGAAAGATGTACAATTTTGGAGGTTGAACATCATGTGGTGAACCCGAAACCCGTGTCATAGGAGGAAACGTTTTTCTATGGTGGTGTCTTCTCCCATGAGCCCTTGCAAAAACCGCCGAAGCATGGTCTACCCCCACACCTCGGCGATATTCTTTGTTATTGTTAAAACCCAAATATCAATTTTCCCTCCGGGGAAATATCAAAGACCGGCGCGATTTGAGAGGGGGTGTCGATTTTGAGACCCCCTCCCTATGGTTTACGCGCTTTCAGCCAGTGTTTCTTCGTCTTTGATCTCGATTTTGAGCTTCTTATAAATGTTTAAAGGATCAGCAGCAATGATCTGGTCGATTGCTTTCTCGATTTCATAGGCATTTTCGTTGTCCGTGAACTGAGAAGACGTCTGTGCCAGACGCATAAGCAGACCAGAAGAGTTATAGCCATGATCCATGTCGTACTGATACCACGATTCAAACTGCTCATACGGATTGTATGGGTTATCGAACGTAGTGAGAAAGCATCGAACCATAATTCAAAGCCTTTCTGTTCGTAATTTACTTATTCAGAGCGCTGTAGACAGTGGATTCGGGAACACCACAAGCTTTAGCAATTTCGTCATATGATACACCAAGATTCAGCATAGCTTTTGCTTTAGCCAACTTTGCCGAAGACATTACAGTCATAGTTTTTGGCATTGCGCGTTTCACAATTTCATCAGAATCAGAAGAATTGAGAAACTTCGTCAACATGTTGTCCGAAATTGCGCCAGCTTGAACAGCTTCCCATTCCTTGTCCGTAAAGGTGACCTTGGACTTGCGTCCGCTTGCACCTACAGAATCGCGCGCACGCTGCATCTCGACAGACGAAATCTTTTTGATTTCTTTCTTGTCAATGGCAGGATTGAGTCCCTGTTCCTGAATCTTTGCTTTGATATTGGCGTTTGCGATCAGCATCGCCTTACGCTCTTTGGGTTTGTTTGCAACCATGCTATTGTACTTTTCTTTTAAAGAAGCGACTTCTGCAGCATAGGTCTTAGCGGCTTCCGGGTCACGCTGGATGCCTTTCATATTGGCGGCCTCTTTGCGTGCCTGATTGGCCATTGCCTTGAGCTTGTTGGAGAAGTCTGCATACAGGTTCTCTTGGATGGTTCCAGAAGACAGCGTGCGTGCATCTTTTGTCTCAGAGATCAGACTGACCGTATCCTCTGCCTTACGTTCCTTACCTGTCTTGGGGTCCGTAAAGGTACGCCCGCTCTCTTTATAGATGAGTTCACCGGTATCTTTGTCCACACGGACACTGCCACGACGCTCCGGAACACGAACAGTCTGTTTACGGCGGGACAGGAGTGTTGATGCACCACCGTAATGCGTGGCACCCTCTTCATCCACGCGGATCTGCCACTTCTCTTTCAGCTCCTGGATACCGTTCTCTTTCTCAGAGCGCTTGTAATCCAGCTTGTGCTTCTCAGCGTCAATGACAACCATCGAATGCTTGACTGCACGAGCCAGCTCATCCTCGGATGCACCGCGCAGAGTCATGTCGGTGATGAGGTTCGAGATTACTCCCATCTCACGCTGCTTTTCCTCTTTCTTCATGAGGCGCACATTGTTAGGGTTGCCATCGGGCACTGCATAGGCAGTCTTCGGGTCGAAACCCTCCAATGCTTTCAGCGGACGAGTAGACTTGATTGGCACTTTATCGCTGATGGGAATGGCCATAACGGTATCGCCATCAAAGTCAGCACCAGACAGACGCTCTGCAACCTTGGCATTGATGCCGATTGCATCCTGAATCTGACCAAGGTTCCGCTTACCATGCAGATTCTTATTGTTTACGGTTACAATAGGAATCTCAAAGGTGCCTGCATGAGGGTAGCGAATCAGCGCGAGCTGTGTTCCGTTCTCATAGGTCGGGCAATAAGCCTCGTTTTCCTTGATCTTATTGATGGGCAGGATAACTTTGGTGGATTGCCCGGGAAATGCCGATGCTTTCAAAGTCATCGACGTTCCCTCACAAGTATCCGCGAAGTCGTTCAGCAGCTTCTTCTTGACCGTCGGATTGTCATAGTGCATGATTTCATCATACTGCGCCTGATAATCCGCAATGGTCAGTTTAAGTTGGTTCTCGATCAACTTCTTTGGCTGCTTGGACAGGAACTGAGAAGAAACGTTCCGGGACATTGTATCCCAGTCGCCCTCTTCTTTCAGCTTATTGATTGGAGACAAATGCTCTTTGCCATCGGCACCAATGTACATGCTCTGACCGTTGGCCTTAATAGCTGCACCAAACGGATTGTCCGGATCAGACTTAGCCTCTTTCAAGACTTTCATCTTGGGCGTGCCAGACGGCTTATTGGTGTTGAACATAACATCCACACCATCAGGCAGATCGTCAGAATAGACTGCCATGCCTTTCAGATAATGGTCGCCATCAACAAGGATGCGAACCTGCGCATAATGGCTCTTACCAAGGTCCAGGTCAGGCACACCGCGGCGAATCTCCATAACGCCGTCTTTGTCCAGACCGCCCTCATCGCCATACCGAATGGCAACACGGCTGGAGTCCAGACTAGACGGACGCTGAAGCTTCGTAAAGGTGTCACCGCCATCATCGGAATGATAATCACCCAAAGAGTCAATTTGATCCTGATGCTGGTAAGCATACTTCTGGTCGTATTCAGGCTTGGCCAGAACCGTGATATTCGTCTGCTGGCGGATGTTGGTCGGCTGCCGGATGCCAACGCCATAGCGTTTATAGCCGTATTCTGCTTCCAGAATATACGCAGCCTCGTCCAGCTTACTTTCAGAGACGCCAAGAGTCAGATTGGCGCCCTCCGAAATATCAACCATGCCTTTCTTGTCTACTTCTTTCTTCAAAGTTTCGGCGATTTTTTCAGCCTGGCTTGCTTTTTCACCGATGCCACCATTATATTTGGAGCGTACGCTGGATTCGCTCATGCCGAGTTTGTTCGCGATCTCCGTCCAACCGAGTCCATCTTTCTTGAGGGAAGCGATCTGCTCATATTCCAGAGCTTTCCGGTCATGACCTGCTTTCTGCTTCGCAATGCGGAACTCTGTCAGGCCCATCTGATACTCTTTCGGCAGAGTGTTGTTGATGGACTCCAGAATATCTTTCTCGGAAAGACCCTGCTTCTTCAGAGTTTCCACACGGGACAGGAAATCACCGGAATGCTGATACGGATTATCACCACTGCCCCAAGGATAGCGGCCGGAATGACGTTTGGTACCGTAATGCTCCAAGATGTTCTCGCTGGTGCTTATGCCATAATACGAACGGATATCTTTCTCAATCGGATTCATGCTACTGCTCCTAACTTCAATTCTGCAATCACGTTGTCGAACTCTTTGATCTTGGCGATGATAGGGTCAATTTCCTCATAAGTAGGTGTCTCGATCAGAATATCATCGTTCTGGTAAATTCGATTCTCGATCAGAATATCTTTCGGGTGGATGTGATACTCCATGCAGAACAGCGCATCATAAATAAAGAGCTGCTCCATGTGTGCAGGAACAGCTCCGGTTTTAAGATCATGAATGCGCAGAGTCTTGTTGTCAAAAGAAATAGTGTCCGCAGTGCCAAAGCAGTTCTCGCTGTAATACAGCACCTGCTCGGGCGTCATGCGAAATCCGATTGCATCGTTTACGTATGCATTGAGTGTTTTCCTGCCCTTAGGCAGTTTCTGGTTCAGGTTGATGCACTCTGCTGCGAATGCATGAAGCCTGGTTCCGCGCTCTTTGGCCTGAAAATTCAGGTAAGCATCGGCCAGACGCTGCGCATCGTAGTTCAGCCAATGGTACTTACTGGCTCCCAGAAAAGCGTGCTGCCCTGCGAGCCTCGAATGATCGTTCCATTGCATTGAGAATCTCCTCCTTGTTTTCGGGATAGATAAAAGCAGCAAAACTCATGCTGTCCATCTTCTGGACGTAGTAGTCCTGATTGGGGCGATGAGATGCTTTTGCTGATTTCTTACCCTCCAATGCTGCCCAGGTATCCTCATGCAAAACCAGGAGATCAGGAATGCCCTGAATCTCGTTCGGGTCTGCATGAAGCACGATGCAGCCGGGAAAGCGCTCTTTCAGCTCTTTTACCAATCCGGTCTTAAATTTGTTTTCGAGCATAGTACAACCTCCAAAATGAAAGGAATAGTGCGTTTGAGACGCATTCTATTCCCCTCATAAAAGGGGATGTTTTTATCGCGGGGGTTTTTGTGTGAAAGTGTGAATTTTTGTGTATTTTCGTGAAAAATGGGCAAAGAAAAAGCCCCTGCAATTTTCATGCAGAGGCATTTGCTTTTAGTCTCAATATCTATTGAATAGTTCTTCTGGACCGCAACACATAGGAAGTTTTTCATACTTTCGCTCGCCGTAGTCATCTTGGATAGAGCCTGCATCGCAATCATAATCGTATGCTTCCGGACCATGGTTCCTATAGAGATCATCAAACGAATACTCTATTTCGCATTGGGTACATTTCCATGTTTCCGAACCAACTTTTGTCATATGATGGCCACATTCACACACAGGTGCCTTAACATGAAGCTCTACAAATTGATTTGCTCGGCAGTCTACATGATTGCCGTCGCGATCAGTTGTCCACCATTCCTCGAAAGCCATATTTTTCACCTCGTAGAATCAGAAGCGTTACGTTCGTACACCGTGGTTCTATGATACATCTTATTGCGCGGATTTTCAAGCCAAAAACTCGCTGTGGCCAAAAGCCCATTTTTTCTCTCCTATTACTATATATAAATTTTAAAAATTTTTACTAAACAAG